TCGTTCTGAGGTGGAGGCGAATCGTTTTCGTGAGAAGAAAGGTCTACCTCCTTTGAAGAAGGTAAAGAGGAAGAAACTTCAATAGTATGTGTATGCTGTGCCACTACACCAGGTGGATTTATTAACATAACGTCGGAGCATACCTTTGCATATTCTGTGTTGGGCTTGAAGATTATCCCAAGTTTCATCAATTCTCCACAATTTTTTAGACGAGCTATCTCAAAGTCCAATCTCTTATTGGCAGTATTTTGTTTAACTGCTGCATCGTGTGTGACAGCTGCTGTCTTACATAATTCTTGTAATTTCTTATCTAGTGGTTTTGACCATGTAGCACTAACTCCCAATGATAAGTTATAGCTATCTGTCTGTCCAGTTCTAGTTGGAACGTAGTAAAGTATATTTCCTGGGTTATCTATCTGCCCATCGTCGTCAGCGTCATGGATGTCGTAGACGGGATCATCATAGTATCGCTCAAATGGTCGCTGTACAGATGCTGCTCCAGTCACGAATGGTGTAATATTTAACGTTGGACCTTGACATTGTATACCACCACCATAAGTATTAGTTATATATGGACCCTGCAAAACCTGTATAGCTTGGTTTGTGACACTTCCTGAACTGTTCGCTATTGGATTAGCTGTTGCACTTACACCCCCTACAGTTTCCGCCAGTGTGACAGGGGCAGTCGCAAGTTGAGTTAGACATAGTACTATTGTTGGAATATACTTGTTGTGTCGGTAACGCTTGTTACCGTTGTTGTTCTTTGTATTACTGTGTGGTTCATTAGCCCAGCTCCAGTATAACTTTCTACCATGGAGAAACTTGCTCCAGGTGTTGTTAATTTGAAATGAGGTTTTGAATCTAGATCCAGATTTGTCCATGTTGAATTCACACCATTAATTGTGTTTGTGGTATTAGTATGATCGGGTGGTGTTATATCTGAACCACCATCAACTTCGATGCCATGGCCAGACACACTATACGTAAATCCTGTATTATAATCCATACTATTTATCGTCTCCACTACAGTGGAAGTCGTCTCCGTGTGGCTCGTCATTGAGCCCTGGGTAAAATTTGGGATCACGGGGACCGCCTTCACAGCAGCAGGTAGCAGAAATGCTCCCACCACAGTGAGTGCAGAATATGAGATTATCTTTCCAGAACTCATGATCTCTTACGCCTCCCACTACTTGATGGTAAGCTCGCTCACAAATTGTCCCGTAGCTGATGTGCCAGCTCCACCTGCTGTAATCGTAGTCACACCAGCACTAGTGATCGTACCAGCTAATGTGCCAGCAACTCCACCAGATGTAGTGGTAGTCGATCCAAGCAACGGTAATGCTGGAACTACACCAGATGATACTGTAGACGTTGAAGTTACATCGTCTCCTTCTATGAACGTTTCACTTAGGGAGAATGCAGATCCTACAGTGTTTAATTCTAGGTCTGATCCTGTATAACCTACAGCAGTACCTGAACTAAGAGCACCTAGTCCACCGAAGTTACCACCGTCACTAACTTTCAAATTATTACCACTAACGGTATAACTTGAACCTAAACGAGTTGCCTGACTTGCAGCCGAGTCAACGGTAAGTTGAACACTAGAACTCATTTTATGAACTATCTCTGCTGATGCAGGAGATATCATCAGAAACATACCAAGGAGTAATGCTTTTTTAATCATGTTAACAAAACTATATACTCATACCTCTGTTTATTTAGGGCTTTTTACCCCTCTTAAGGTATTAATACGGATAGTACTACTACTAGCGTTACGGTTGATACCATAACACTACCATAAATAATCATGGTCGCCTTCGGGGGCCACAAAACAGTAAACTCGCTTTCTAAGGAGAAATACAATGACAAGCATTCAAAGATATCATGCTGCAGATCTTCCAGAACTAATGGAGAAGATCACTAAGAACAGCATAGGACTAGACGATTATTTTAATTCGTTTTTAAATTTTCCATCCCAAAACAATTACCCTCCATACAACTTAATCCAAATAAATAACCACGAGTCGAGATTAGAAGTGGCGTTAGCAGGATTTAAGAGGGAAGAAGTTCATGTCTACACCGAACATGGAAAATTATGTGTCGAAGGAGCCAAGCTGGATAAAGAACAAGAAGAGGCGTTTAAGCACCAAGGCGTGGCTAGAAGAGATTTCAAAAGATCGTGGACACTCGCAGACGACACCGAAGTCAGAGAAGTCAAGTTGGAAGACGGACTCCTCACTATCGACTTAGGTAAGGTTGTACCTGAGCATCATCAACGAAAAGATTACATCTAAATAAAGTGTCTGTATTTTTATTATGACTATAAAAGTTGTTAAGTTAAAATCAGGTGAAGACATTGTTGCTGACATACAAGAGGTCCAAGATAAGGATACTGGAGTACGTAGAGCATTTGTTTTCACCCATGCATATAAAATTGCAATTGAAAAGGAGTTAGTTCCTGAAACTGAAGAGAGGAACCAAATATATCAGGGAAGAATTCTTCTCGAAAAATGGCAACCTCTTACATATGATGAAGAGATTGCTGTAACTCCTGATTGGGTTGTGTCTATAGTTGAACCTATTCTTTCAGTACTGGAAGCATACGGTCAAACTATGAAACCACAGGAAGAAGGTAAAGCAACCTTTGGTACTGATCTTAGTATGGAACCTAACGTGGCCATTACGGACGAGATAAATAACTAAAAAGTAATACTTCCGTGAAGTCCTTTAATGATCTCAGGTTAACCCTGATGTATCACGAGGTACTTAATCCAAAGTTCTGGGATGGACTTGTATTAAGACCAGAAGTTCAAGATAAACTTCTTGAAATAGGATACAGATGGGCAGAATTTGCCAAGATCCCCCCAAGTGCAATCAAAGATATAATTTTAGTTGGTGGTAATGCCAACTATAATTATACTGAATACTCAGATCTTGATCTGCATTTAGTTGTGGATAAGGATGAGATAGCTGATTGTTGTCAAACGGATTTGTTGGATGATTATTTGAGAGACAAGAAAAAGTTATGGGCATTGACTCACGACGTGTCTATCTATGGTCAACCAGTAGAATTATATGCACAAGATATTAGAGATCCAGTACCTAGAAATCAGGGAACGTACTCTGTAGTAGATGATCTGTGGATACAGGAACCTACTAAACAGTACGTTAACTTCACTGACCCCTTGCTAAAACAAAAGGTTCGTGATATGATGGACAGTATTGATGATCTAATAGATACTCAAGCAGACGATACTGACGTTCTTAACAAACTTAAAGATAAGATCAGACGTATGAGAGGTTCTGCAATACAAAGAGGAGGAGAGTTCGCTCTAGAGAACCTAGTGTTCAAAGAGTTAAGAAATCGTGGATACCTCGACAAACTATCCAAATACATTAGAACTATAGAAGATCGTAATTTATCACTATGACCGTTAAAGTTATCTTATTGAAATCTGGTGAGGATGTAATCAGTAATGCACAAGAAATTGTTGATAAAGACAATAAAGGTATTGTTGCTTACCATTTGAAGAATCCTTATGTCATGCAACTTCAAACTAAAGAGGTTGAGAAAGAAGAATTATTAGTTGAAGGAGATACTCCAACATCTCAAACTAAGTTCCAAGTTTCATACACACATTGGGCACCTATGTCCCAACAGCAGGAGTTCGTTATACCATCCGATTGGGTAGTAACAATCTATGAACCTGTTGAAAAGATCAAACAGGATTATATGAAGAAGCACAACATTACTGAGGAGGAAGATGGAAACAGTCAAGCTCCTACTACTTAAGAATGGATTGTATGTGATCTCTTACATTGAGGAGATGGAAATGGAACCATCATGTTTCCTTGCAGACCCAATGGAGATCATAGATGGAGAGTTTTTTCCCTTTCCAAAATACAGTGCTCAGAGAAATGTCTTGCTTTATTCGGATTTTATTGCTACAATAGTAGATCCAGACCCAGAACTTCTGGCAAAGTATCAACAAGTAGTACCACCACAAGATGACGAAGAGGAAACTGAACTCACAGAACCAGAACTTCTATAGTAATGTTTTCCTATCAGGGGAGAAGATCTTTTACATCGGTTATGAAAACGGAGAACGTGTTCAATACCGAGAGACCTTCTCTCCTGTTTTATATACTAGGTGTAATGAAAAGACAGAGTATAAAACTCTAGAAGGACATTATGCTAAGGAAAAGAAATTTGAAACTGTAAGAGCAGCAAGAGATTTTGTAGATGAATATAAATTTGTAGACAATGTTAAGGTCTATGGTAATGATAGATTCTTATATCAGTATATAAGTTCTAAGTTTCCACAAGAACAGATGTCATATGATTCCTCACAGTTGAGGATCTATACAGTTGACATCGAGACAACCTCTGAGAATGGTTTCCCAAATGTTGCCGAGACCTCAGAGGAAATTTTGTGTCTATCTGTAAAAGATTTTACTACTAAGAAAATTATTACATGGGGAACAAGAGAGTTTACCCCTAAAGATACTGAGTATAGGGTGTTCTGGAAAGAAGAAGATATGCTTAAGGATTTTGTATCATGGTGGGTAGAGAATACTCCAGACATTGTTACAGGATGGAATGTAAAACTATTTGACATACCATATATCTGTAGAAGAATTGATAGGGTATTGTCTACTAAGTACATGAGATCCTTGTCTCCATGGAATAAAGTATTTGAAAAGGAGGTAGAGATAAAGGGTAGGAATCATATATACTATGATATTATTGGTCTAAGTGTCTTAGATTATCTTGACCTTTATCAGAAGTTTACGTATAAAGCACAAGAATCTTACAGGTTAGATTACATAGCACAGGTAGAACTGGGTCAGCAGAAATTAGATCACTCAGAGTACGATACCTTTAAACAATTTTATACAAATAATTGGCAGAAGTTTGTAGAATATAATATACACGACGTAGAACTTGTTGACCGTTTGGAAGACAAGATGAAATTAATTGAACTCGCTTTAACTATGGCATATGATGCTAAGGTTAATTATGAGGATGTCTATTCACAAGTACGTACTTGGGATAGTATTATATACAACTTCCTTAAGACAAAAGGTATAGTAATTCCACCAATAGAAAGATCTGATAAGAATACTCAGTATGCTGGAGCGTATGTAAAAGAACCAAAACCTGGATTGTATAAATGGGTAGTTAATTTCGATTTAAACTCACTGTACCCACACCTTATAATGCAGTACAATATCTCACCTGAGACATTGATGCCCAATAGACATTCATCAGCGACTGTAGATAGGATATTAAACAAAGAGATAGATTTTAGCGATTTAGATAATACTACTGTCTGTGCTAATGGTGCTTTATATGACACCACACAGAGAGGGTTCTTACCAGAACTTATGCAGAAGTATTATGATGAACGTGTCATTTTCAAGAAGAAAATGATCAAGGCAAAGCAGGAGTATGAGAAGGATCCATCAGTGGAACTAGAAAAAGAGATTACTCGTTGCAATAATATTCAAATGGCAAAGAAGATCTCTCTTAACTCTGCTTATGGTGCTATCGGTAATCAATACTTTAGATATTTTAAAGTAATAAATGCTGAAGCAATCACCCTATCAGGACAGGTATCTATCAGATGGATAGAGAACAAGATGAATGAGTATCTTAATAAAGTTCTCAAAACGGAAGGAGAAGATTATGTCGTTGCATCAGATACCGACTCAATCTATCTTAATCTTGGACCTCTTGTTGATAAATTTTTTAGTGATAGGTCTAGTGACAAAACAAAGATTGTTTCCATACTGGATAAGATCTGCCAAGACAAGTTGGAACCGTACATTGACACCTGTTATCAGGAGTTGGCGACGTACGTATCTGCGTATGATCAGAAGATGGTCATGAAGAGGGAGAACATTGCCGACAAAGGTATATGGACTGCCAAGAAGAGATATATTCTTAATGTATGGGATAGTGAAGGGGTAAGATATGAGACAGCAAAGTTAAAGATGATGGGTATAGAAGCAATCAAGTCATCAACACCTGCACCATGTAGGCAGATGATTAAGGATGCTCTTGACATCATAATGACTAAGGAGAATGAGGATCTAATAACCTTTATAGATGACTTTAGAACTAAGTTCTATAGTATGCCACCTGAGGAAATAGCATTTCCTAGAAGTGTTAATGGGTTGACAAAATGGTCAGATCCTGTTACGCTGTACAAGAAAAGTTGTCCTATCCATGTGAGAGGTGCACTTCTGTACAATTCCCAACTAAGATCTAACAAGTTGGTTCATAAATATCCAATCATCCAAGAGGGTGAGAAGATCAAGTATGTTTACTTGAAAGAACCAAACGTATTGGGGCAGAATGTTATGTCATTCATCTCGGATTTCCCAGAAGAAATACCAAAGGTACGTAATCAAATTGATTATGGTACACAATTCGAGAAATCATTCATCAGACCACTCAAGAATATTCTTGATGTGATAGGATGGAAAACTAAAAAAGAAAGTAACTTGGAGTTTTTATTTGTATGAGTATCTTTGACACACTTGCTAAAGAAGCAAAAAATGATTATGCAAAACTTGTATCAGATGGATTGATCACTGGTGACAAGCAAGGATTTATAGGAACAGGTTCTTATATACTAAATGCACAATTAAGTGGTAGTATCTATGGTGGTATACCTGATAACAGAGTGACTGCTATTGCTGGTGAACAAGCAACTGGTAAAACATTTTATGCTATAGGTATCGCTAAGGATTTCCTTGATAGTAATGAGGATGGTGCAGTATTCTACTTTGATAGTGAAGCAGCAGCAACTACAGATCTATTCAAAGATCGTGGTTTAGATCCTGATAGAGTATGGCATTTCCCAGTTGATACTATTGAGGAGTTTCGTACTCAGATGATACGTATCCTAGACAACCTCCTAAAGACACCTGAAGGGGATAGGAAACCACTTCTGATTGTATTAGATTCTCTTGGTATGTTAGCGTCTGCTAAGGAATTAGATGATGCACTAGCAGATAAGCAGGTCAGAGACATGACTAAATCACAGACCATCAAGTCAGTATTTAGAATTATTACTAGCAAATT